TCAGACCGAAATTAATCCATGCGCGCGAAGCGCGATCAGGATCGCCGTTACCGTCCCGCGCGCCTGATCGTCGACGACGCTGCCACCAGTGGGCTCGGCGATCATGGGCTGACGCGTACCGAGTACGCGCATCCCCGCCACCTGGACTTCGGAGACACGCGCAACTCCTTGAGCCCATGCGGATTCGCCGCGAACCGCCCAGAGCTCTGCGCCTCGCAGCCAGACATGCATTCCCTCGAAAGGCGCGACATAGCGCCAACCACCCACCGTCCAGCACGCAATCTGGTCGACGCGGTCGATCCATGCCCCCGTCGGCGCGCCGCCCACGATCCAGGCCTGTCCCGCCAAAGGCGCCTCGGGCGGCGTATCGCGGGCAAGTTCTTCGGCCACCGGGTTGATCAGGAAATCCGCGAGCAGCAGGGCTTCGTTGTGCATCACTTCCTTTTGCGCCTGCCCCGCCGATAAAAGGGGAAACCCGTGGCGCGCGGTCGCGGAGATGGTCATTCATTCCTCCTCAGTCAGTTGGAATCACGATTGCCGCGGGACAGGACGGCGCGAAGGCTCCGACCTGCGCCACAAGGATCGTCACCGCACTCTCGCCCGCGCTGTCTGCAGCAATCGCAGCAGCAGGATAGTCAAATTCAGAAACTTCGCTCTCCGTGACGCGAACCACTGCGCCGCCACGCAGAACCGTGATCCGGTACAGTTCTTTCTCCTCGCCGAGCGGCGCATCGATCGAGTCCACCCAGCGCCACCCGAGGCGACTGCGCCGGATCCATGTCAGGCGATAGCCGCCATCGCTATCGGGTATCGCGTCGAGAGCCACCGGCGACGGCGGACGAACCGACGACCCGATGATCGGCACCGCGCGTTGCACGGCGACATCGTCGCCGACGCCGCTGGCCATGGTGAGCATCTCACCGCCGATCATCGATGCAGGGATATCGATCATCGCCAGCGTTTGCGGCTCGATCAGAATGAACCGTTCGCCCGGGGAATGGTCCGCCACGGCGAACTCGGTTCCACGCCGTCCGCGCAGCAGCCGTCGAAGACGATAGCGACCCACGCCGATCGGTTCGGCGCTGCCGAACTGGATCAGCTCGTTCCCCAGCAACGCAAGGTTGGCGCCCGCGGTCAGCCGCGCATCGTCGGCATCCGCCAATTGCATCCCGGAATTGAGCAACGCGATCTCGACCGCGCCGATATCGTCGAAGCAAAGCGTGTCGCCGGGGGCCAGTGCGGTCACCGCCGCGCCCATCGTCGCCGGTGCAGCGGTCGAACCGCGATCTTCCCAACTGAATCCTGCATCGTGACTCACCGCCAATGCTGCGCCGCGCCACCCCGCCGAGGAGCCCGCTGCCGCAGTCATGATGCGCGGCGCGCTAGCCAGCGCCTCACCAAGCTCCGGCAGCTCGAATGCTTGGATCACCGTGGGTCCATGGATCAGGTCGGGCTGCGGCGCGGGCCGCCCCGGCTCGGCAGGTGGCATCAGGGTGATGCTGCCGCCGCGATGTCGAACCAGCGTGAGCGCAACCGCCATGCGCTCGACCTCCGCCTCGGCGACGCGCCACAGCCCCGGAACGCCATCGATAGCAACGATCTGCGAAGGCGCTATGCCGAGATGCCGCCAGGAAAGCCGGGCCGTTCGCTGTACGCGTCCGGTCAAGCCGCGCGCCAGATTCGCTTCGGCCATGGCCTTCGCCTCGCCCGCGTCGAGCGCGGCCGGCAGTTCGATCCGTTCAACCCTTCGCCCGTTTCCCGGACGGCGCGCGCGGTGCAGTCCCGCCTGATAGTCGCGTGCGGGCTCGTAGTAGCTCAGGGCGATCTCGCCCGGCGCCACCAGCGTTGAAGTCGACCGTTCGTCGCGCGCTGCCGCGCCGGCACCGCCTGCGGCGGCTCCGAGTTCGCTCGCCGCGATGGTCAGCACCGGCGCATCTTCGGCAACCAGTTCCAGCCGATCGCCCGCATCGCTGAGCGACAGCGGCGCCGCGCGCGCCAGCGTCTCGATTGCGCCGCGCACGCTGTCGCCCGACGCGGCATAACCGCCCAGCCTGCGCGAAAGCGTTCCGCCGACCGCGCCGTCGCTCAGCACATCCGCGATCGTCGAGATCGGCACCGGCGCCGGGTCGGCTTCGACCTCGAAGGTCAGCGACGGGATGCGGTTGCCATAGTCGGCGAGCTGAAAATCCTCGAACACCGCATAGGCCATCCCGCGATAGGCGGGCGTACCGCCAATGCCTTCAGCCGCCGCGATCAGCGGATCCGCCGCCTGCCCCTCGCCGCCCGCGTGGACGCGAAATCCGGTCGCCGTCTTGAAGTCCCCACCCGCACCGCGCAGCAGCTTGCCATCGGCCCAGATACGGCGAACGCCAATGATGGCGCGCGCCGACAACGCGACCGCGAAGCTCGCAGAATAGCTGTAGTTCGTCGCCTTCGGCCTGCCTTTTCCGCCGCCGCTGCGCGTGCGCTCCTCGCGAAGGTCGGTCGCCCAGATCACCGTGCCGGCGACGCGCATCGTGCCGAACAGAACGGGAATCGGGCTGCCATAGGACGATGTCTGCACCGCCAGATCGCCCAGCCGCGGTCCCTGACGGTTCTTGGGCTTGAAGAGCACATTCTGATCGATCTGCTGGCCGATCATCGCGCCGATCGCAGCGCCCATCGGGCCGCCGAAGATCGTGCCCACCGCGGTCAGCACCAGTGTCGCCATCTCACGCCTCTCCCATCCGCCAATAGCCGATGACCGGCCACGGCACGCCGCCCGGCCGTTCCACCACGCGCCGCAACGCTGCGTCGGCGTGAACGAAGCCGGTGTGCGTCATCACGATCAGGTGAAATTGCGAGGCCCCCGCCTCGACCAGTGCGACATCGCCCGGCATCGCGTCGTCGACGCGCGCCAGTCCTGCGGCGCCCAGCATCGCAGCAAAGTCCTCCGCCCGCCCGCCGCGCAGCGCATAGCCGCTCGGCGCAGCCTTGGGCCGCCCGCAGGCGCATGCGACGACGCCGACGCAATCGAGCCCCGTCGCGCGCTCGCGCCCATGCAAGCGAAAACGCGCCCCGACCAGCGTACGCGCCGCCGCCGCGATCGCCTCACCCACCGGGATAGCGCGTGAGCAGATCATTGCCCGGCAAATGCGGCTCGCCGCGAAAATTGAGCCTGTTGGCGAAGCGCTCGCCGCACGTGGCGAAGCGCTTGTCGCACCCCTGGATCAGCTCGGCGCGATCACCCGCCGCCACCGCAAAGGCGGGGTCTTCGCGCAATGTGACGCCGGCGCCCGACGAAGCGAGAATCGCGGCCGACAGTCCCGAATTCGCCCCGCTGATCCAGCGCAGCACGCCATAACCATAGGCATTGGCCACAGGCTCGATCCGATCGAAAACGAGTTCGGCATCGTCCGCTGAAACCACCACCGCCACGTCGCGCCGCGCGGCGAGATCGACGCGACACCGCCGATCGCCCAGTTCGGCGCGACATTCGGGCGAGGTCTGTTCCACCACCGGCCGCTCGAGCACAGCGGTCGGTCCGCGCAGTTCCGCGGTAAAGCGCTCATCGACCAGCTCGACCGAGCCGAGCTCGCCGCGCGCCAGCGGCAGCCGGTTGTCGGGGGCCTCCCAGTCAACCGCGAACAGTGCGACGCGCGCGCCATCCCAGCGCCCCGCCGCCAGATCCTGCGCGCTGATCGCCGCGTCGCTCAGCGCGCCCGTCATGTCCATGCTGTCGACCTCGAAACCGTCGCTCCGAGCGATCGCCGATGGCAGCATCCCCGGCGCAGCGCGATAGGTGAGCCCGTCGATCACAAGGTCGCGATCATGGCTGATGAAGCCCAACGTTATCCCGTCGCGCCGCTCGAGCCGCCAGCAAAAGGCAAGCGTCGTCAACGCGCCATCAAGCCACATCGCTCAGTCCTCCCGGATCTCGATCAACGGCACCGACGCCGCCTCACCGGCAAGAAAGGTCGCGCGATTGACCTCGATCCGGTCCTCGGCGAAGCGGACGGGCACGTCGAACAGATAGCCCGCGGAAATCGCTGCACCCGCAGCAGGTGGCGTATCGAACGCCACCACGCCACCGTCGAGCGTCCAGCCCGTCACGATCGCCCCGTCCACTGCGACCGCGACGCTGCCAGCCACGGGTCGCGTGATCGGGCGCAACTGCGCGTCCGCGCCCGCCCCATAACGCTTCACGAGCGAAAAGCGCGTCGTCGCGCCATCGCCCGTGCCGATCGCCTGGTCGGTTGCGGCAGGCGCTCCGGTCATGCCGGCGGAACTGTGATCGAATGGATCGCGAAACCGGAACCCCCGCGCAGCCCCACGTCGTGCACGGAAAAAGCCAATCAGCGTTGCGATATCAGCCTCGGAACGGAGACCGGGCCCAGCATCGAAGCGCAGCCGCGCGTCGGACCAGTCGGCGTTGCGCTGCTCGTGCCCCGACGCCATCGTCACGATCGCGGTCGAGAATGCGGGCGCGACACTCGCCTCGCGCCCGAGCGCCAGCGGAAACAGCACATCGTCGAACGCCTGCACGCTCGCCTCCTTCTCGTCAAAATGGACAAAACCGTCGCGGATCGCCTGCGGCAGCGCCCAGACGAACACTTCCGCCGCACCGCGTGCGCATGCCGCCTGCGCCGCGGCATCGATCTCGGCCCATTGCCCGACGTCCGCGCTGTTCAGCACAAAGCCCGAAAAATAATGCTGTTCATCAGATGGATAGCCCAGCCGCGCCGTGGCCTCAGCCACGCCTCGCGCGGTCGCGGCGCGATTGCCCCCGGTAACCCAGTCATAGTCCTCGAGCTGAAGCACGTCGAAAGCCGGCCTGGCCCAGCCCAGCGGGACGTTCGCCCGGCTGACCTCGGGCGCTTGGGCATCCAGCACGCTCGGCAGATAGACCAGCAACAGCGTCTCCGCACCCGGCGCCTCGGCCTTCGCGGCCGCGCACAACGCCGCGGTGGAAGCCGCAAGCAATGCCCCCGCCTGATCGAGCAGCGCCTTTTGCGGTGCGCTCATCGGCGCCTTCACATTGGCGATCGAAACCGGGCTGCCGCCAAAAGCCGCGCGCGCCGCGTCGTCATACAGACAGATGCGCCCGTCGGGCATCACCCACCACCACGGTTCACCCACCTGAAAGCGCACCGCAAGCCCGGCATCGCGCGCGATTGCGACGAATGCGCGCGCCACCGCCTGCAAATATCCCATCGCCCCCGAATGCGCGGGCGAGAGCAGCGTGGACGGCGGCGTCCAGCCCGTGAGCGCAGGATCGCCATTCTCGGCGCGCTGCTTCCAGTCGTTCCAGCAATGCGCGTTGAACAGCTCGTACGACAGCGAGAGGATAAGACCGAAGCCCAGCGCCTTCGCGCGCGCCGCGAAATCCCGGTGCCACGCCTTGCAAGGCTCGCTGAGCGCCCCGCCCGCAAGGCTCACATTATATCCGCCGTACAGCGCCTCGAGCCGGAAATAATGGCTCATCCCGACATAGTGGTTGATGGCCCCGCGATAGCCGAGCTGCAGCGCGTTCCGCAGCAGTCGCGCGGGCGTCAGGTGATAGCTGTCGTCATAGCCGCTCGCGATTCGTATGCCGTGTTCGGGGATCATCACATCGCCGATCGCGAGCACCGATCCCGGTCCGTCGCAGGTTATCCCGGTCAGTTCGACCCATGCTTCCTGCGCCGCCGGCAACGGCGCCTCGCTCGTTGCATAGCCCGGTGGGACCAGCGAGAGAAACAGCCGATCGATATCGCCCGCCCATACGGGATCCGCCTCGTCGGGCAGCACGAACCCGCCGGCGAGCGCATCGAAATCGAGCACAATCTCAGCATCTTCCGGCGTGCCCTCGGCATAGTTCCACAGCCGAACATACCAGGCGCGTGGCACGCCCGCCGCGTCGCGTCCCTCGATCGTCAGCGTCGGCCCATGAACCGCATCCAGCGGCATGATCCCCGACGATTTCCATTGGAAACGCAGCCGGCACCCGCGAAAATCGCGCGCGGTTTCATAGGCGAGCAGCGGATGATCATGCCGGTCCTCCGCCTCCCAGATCAGCCCTGCCAGATCATTGGTGCGATAGAACACCCCATCCACGCGAAGACCCTGTCCTGAGCCTGTCGAAGGGGCATCCGCGGCGGTGGTCACGACCGACGCCATCATCGGCCGCGGGAAATTGACCGTCCAGAACCGCGGATCGAACCGCTTGATCCAGCCGCTCTCCTGAACGGTGCACTTTTTCGCGAGCCAATAAGGCATGTTTCGCTTTCCCCGCTGCAGTCAGTGCCGCTCTAACGAGTACCCCGGCGCAAGCCGGGGTCCAGGAGTCACCCACACCGAGATCTGCCGCCCCCTGGACCCCGGCCTTCGCCGGGGTACGAGCGCGCGCTACTCCGCCAGCGCTACGCGCACCGCGCGCGCCACCTGCCGCGCAGACCGCGTCAGCATCTGCGGCGCGTCGCTCCCCGCGGGCGCGTTGAAGTTGATCGTCACGCGGACATCGCGCGCACCCGTCGCGGGCGCCGCAACGCTGCCGCTGGAGGTCGGCACGAACAATTCGGGCCCGCGCTCGCCCACCAGATAGGCGCGCCCCGGCGAAACCGGCCCGCCCGTCGCGCGCCCTGGCACGCCCAGCAATGTCGACAATATATTCGCACCCGCCGAAGCCAGACCACCGCCGCCGAGCATCGCACCGATACCATTCCCGATCGCATTCGACGCGATCTCCGCCATCACCGACAGCGCCACGCGCTTCAGGTCCTCGAACCCGAGCTTGCCCGTGCGCACCGCGCGCATCAGCGCATTCTCGATCATCTGGCCCGCACGCTCCGCGCCCGCGCCAAGCGGTCCGTCGAGCTGTGCCCGCATGTCGGCCACATCACGCGCAAAACCCTGCGTATCGGCGCGTACGCTCACCACCAGCCGTTCAATTTCCTCATCCATCGGGAAACATCTCCATCAGCGCGGCGCGCTCGATCGCTCCGGGCGGCGCAGCCTCGCTTTCGTCCCCAAGCGCGCCCAGCACGGTCGCCAGCTCCACGGGCGTCGCCGCCCAGAACTCCTCGGGCCGCCAGCCGAGCAGAGCGCCCGCGATGCCGGCCAGTTTGAGAGCATTCTCCGCAAACCCCTCTCCTTTGGGGAGAGGATACGAAGCCTTGGCAGCTTGCTGCCTAGGCACAGTTGGTGAGGGGCTACGATGTTGACTGTCAGCCATCCAACCCCCTCACCCGCTGCGAGTAGGCGGCAAAGCCACCAACTCTCGCTGGCCTCTCCCCAGGGGAGAGGCTGTGTTACCGTCCCTGCAATATCTGCTGCAGCAGCGTCCTGAGCGCTGGCGTGACATTGGCCAGTCCAGCCTCGGCCAGCCCCTCGCCCAGCGCCTCGCGCGTCAGCCCGTCGGGCCGCTCCGCCAGGCAGTGCCAGAACAATGCCGCCATCTCGTTCAGTGACAATGCCCCTCCGGCCGCGCGTTCGACGAGTGCGAACAAGGGTCCCAACTCGGCCTCGGCCGCCACCAGCGCTGAAAAGCTCGGCCGAAGCACGAGCACCTGCCCGCGGACCCGGATCGCCGCCTCACCGCGCGCGGGGTTTGGTATGGTCATGGGCCGTCTCCATCGAGTACCCCGGCGAAGGCCGGGGTCCAGCCTCGGAACAAGCGACTCTGGACCCCGGCCTTCGCCGGGGTACGCCTCAAAGCGAAACCACCGCGCCCGAGCTTTCCAGGCTCAGCGTGTAGCTCCGCTCGCCATTGAAATCGCCGGCATAGTCGAGCCGCGTGAGCAGGAACCGTCCCCGCATCCGCTCGCCGCTCTCGAAGCTGAGCTCATAGTCGTCGATCGCGCCGGTCAGTGCATTGGATTTGAGCCGTTGTTCGGCGACCGATCCGGTGAAAACGCCGGCGCCCGACACCGACACCGATCGCACCCCCGCACCCGACAGCAGCTCGCGCCATCCACCCGAGTCCTTCGAGGTGATGACCACGGCTTCGCCGTTGATCGAAAGCTGTGTCGTGCGCAGCCCCGCGACGGTCGCGTAGACCGGCGGACTTGCGCCATTTCCGACCTTCAGAAGAAAGGCACTTCCCTTTTCCGCGGCCATGTATCACCCTCCTTGCAGTCAAGTTCTGGGATTGGAATTCACCATGATTTCAATAGTGCTTGTCACAATGCTCTTGGCCGCTGCGAACCCGAGCGATCCGCCGCGCAAGGCCTATCTCCAGTGCCTCGATCAGTTCCTGCGCAAGAGCCTCGAAGAGAAGATGAAGCCCGACGATTTCGAGAAAGCGCTCGCCCCTGCCTGTGCGGACAAGGAGGGCACGCTCAAGAAGGTCGCGATCGACTATGACGTGAAGGACGGCGTGCCCCGCAAGGATGCCGAACAGTATATTTCCGAGGAAATCGGCGACTTTCAGTCGAATATCCGCATCATGTACCGCGAATATTTCGACACCAACAGCAAGCCGAGCTGATCCGGTCGTCAGGGGCCGGGGGGCGTCTCGATCGCACGTACGCGATATTCGATCATCCCTGACCATTCGCGCGCCGCATCGCGCATGACGCGGCTGCGGAGGAAGGCGATGCTCGCCAGCCTCCAGCCATCCGCGTCGCGCGCCATGCCTTCGATCGCCTCCTCGGCCATCGCCATCAACCGGTGCAGCCGCACCGCGCTCTCGCCCTGGTCGACGAGCGTCACCGCCACGCGGATCTCGCGCCCACGCGCATCCTTGGTTCCCCAATCGGCGGCGATGCTCTCGCCCAGCCGCACATAGGGCGGCGTCGCGCGTCCCGTGCCCGCAAGCAGCACGCCGTTCGTCGCCCCGGTAAGCGCAGCATGCCCCTTGAGCGCGGCCATCAGCGCGGCCTCAACCGCCCCCTGCGCGCTCATTTCAGCAACGCCCCGATCCAGCGCAGCCGGACATCGACGAACAGCCGACGAAGCAGCCCACGGGCCTCCAGCACCACGCGGTCAGGCTCGGGCGAAATCCTCATGTCGGGAAATTCCTGAGCCAGCCGTTCCGCCATGCGCCGTGCCACCTGTTGCTTTGCGCGCACCGCCATCGCATCCAGCCTCGTCTCGAGCCGCTCAAGCATCGTGCGTTCCTTCGCTCATTCGCATCCGCCGCCACGGTCGCCACAGCGCGGTCACCGCCGCGGGCGGCCCTGCGTCGTCCTTGCCGTCACGGTGCGTGAAAAGGTGCGCAACCAGCCGTACGATGCCCTGGCGCAACGCCTCGGGCACGCCGTTCCAGTCCGCTGCCAACCCCGCCTCATAGCTGACGCGCACGCACCCTGCTGCGCCCGGTCGCATCACCCTCACCCAGCCGTCGCCATTTGCATCGATGTCGACCGCATAGGCGTCGACCGGCAGCGCAAAGCTTGCGCCGTCCGCGGGAAGTCCGATCAGGCTCGTGATCGCGCGCGCAGGCGTCATCCCCAGCCGCCGCCATTCGCGCACCGCGGGGACAACTTCCTCCACCGACCGCGCGATGAGCGCCAAACCCGTGAAGCGTTCGCACATCTCGGTCGCGCTGCGTATCAGCCCCGCGATCAGCGCATCCTCGTCGCCGTTCTCGATCCGCAGGAACGCCTTGACCTCGGCGATCGACACGGGCGCTTCCCCCCCGGCCGCCATCAGCGATGTTCCGCGCGCAGCACGATCGACCGCTCGTCGATCCGCCCGTCAGAGAGCGTCACGCGATTGGCGATGCGGTAGACCTGGCCAGCCACACCCCCGGCCAGCACCGCGATCGTCTTGACGCCAAGCATCGACGCGGTATCGACCTCGACCCCACCGGGTTCCTCGGGGCTGACGCTCCACGCACTCTCGGCGATCGACGCCCCGGCCAGAAAACCCGGATTCCAGTCGATCGCATAATCGATCCGCGCCTGCGGATCCTTCAGGTAAATGGACATGCAACCTCCTCCCCTCCCGGCGAGGGAGGGGGTTACGAAGCCTTGACCCGGCAGCGCCGGGCTAGGCGAAGTTGGGGGTGGGTCGATGGGCGCCGAACGAAGGGGAATGACGTTCGACGCCCCCGTAGCGCCTTAACTCGCCGCGAACTTCATCACCTTGATCGCCTCGCTGTTCGTCACTGCCCCGCCCACACGCTTGGTCGCGTAGAAGTGGACGAACGGCTTGTTCGAATAGGGATCCCGCAAAATCTGCGTCTCGCTCCGTTCGGCGATCAGATACCCTGCCTTGAAGTTGCCGAACGCTACGGACAAGCTGTTCGCCGCGACATCGGGCATGTCTTCAGTCTCGACCACGGGATAGCCCAGCAGCGTGTCGGGTCGCCCCTCGACCAGTCCGGGCGCCCACAGGAACGCCCCATCCGCGGTCTTGAACTTGCGGATCACCGAAAGCGTCGCCGAATTCATCACGAACACCGCGCCCTGCCGATAGGGCGATCGCAGCGCCTGGATCAGGTCGATCAGCCTGTCCTGCGGATTGGACGCCGCGAACGCGCCCGCGGCTCCGCTCGCGACATATTGCAGCGTCCCGAAGGCACGCACGCCATCGGCCTCGTTGGTGATCGTCCCCGAAAGGAAGCCCCGCGGCTTGCTCGTCCCGTTGCCGGAGATGAAGGCCACGCCCTCGGCCCGGGCAAACTCCGTCGCAACCTCACCCGCCAGCCAGCTCTCGACGTCGAACGCCGCGTCGTCGAGCATCGCCTGGCTCGCCGCGGGATTGGCGTAAAGCTCGCCCATCGGCGGCGCGATCTCGGCGAAGTCGGGGGTATCGGTCTCGGGCCGCGCCGCGGTCTCCGAAACCCAGCCCGACGGCGTGCCGCCGCGCGTCACCAGCTTGCGATAGCCCGCACTCCCAACCTTCACGACATTGGCGATCGAACGGATCGGCGAGATGCTCTTGAGCGTCGCGTCGATCACCGCGTCGATCTCGTGCGGCACCGCATAGCCGCCATCGGCGCCCGTAGTGCCGACAAAGCTCTTCAGCTCGACGCCGCCCTCGATCCCCTTTCTCAGATAGCCGTCAACGAACGCGCGCCGCGCGGGCTCGCGCTCGGCCTTGGCGCCTTCCAGCGCAGGCCGCGCCGCGGCGATCACGGCGCCATCGACCTTGGCGCCCAGTGCGCCCACCTCCTCGCGGAGTTCCTCGATCGCTGCCTGCGCCATCACCGCGTCGAAGCTCGCCTCAAGCGCGTCCGTCTTCACCTCGTAATCCATGCCCGTCTCCTCGCTCATCACCCAACCCCGTGCACCCGCGCCAGCGGTTGCATCGGAAATGTCACCAGGCTGATTTCGACGAGATCGAGCGCGCTCAGTTCGCGCCCCTGCCCCCGCCGTTTGCCGTTCACCACCCGGTATCCAAAGGAAAGTCCGCTCAATGCGCCCTGCTTCAGCAGCGCCGCCGCCTCGCGCCCGCGCTGCGTCTCGCTGGTCAGCCGCCCGATCACGCGCAGCCCGTGTGCGTCCTCGCCAATCCGCTCGATCACGCCGATCGGTTCGTTCGGGCTATGCTGCCAGAGCAGCGGCACGCCGATCCGCGCGTTCCGAAAGGCTCCGCGCCGCACCACGTCCCCGCCCCGGTCGACCCGGTCGAAAATCGCGGCATAGCCTGCAAACCTCACGCCCTGACCAGCGCCACCAGCCCCAATTTCGCCGCCAGTCCCAGCAGCACCAGCGCCAGCACGATCCTGACCACCCATCCGATCACCTCGTTTCTTGCCGTCCGCTTCGCATCGCGCCATGCCGAGAGCAGTTGCCTCAGCTCGCCGATGTCTATGCGCGCCTTTTCGTCCTCGAGCCCGAGCCGCCTGAGCGCGCGCTCCGCGCCCAGCGCGCTTGCCTCCTCGGCGATCGCGCGCAGCGTCACGAGGTCGCCCCCGCGCGCCTCCGCCTGCGCAATCAATTGCGCCAGCACCGCCTCACTCATGATCAAAGTCCCAATATTGCCCGCTTCTCGTCGGGCGTCAGAAAATCGGCGGCGCTCACCTGCCGCCATAGCCGTTCGCGATCTTCGGCCAGCGCGGTGACCCGGTCGACATCCACCCCGATCGACGCGCCTGGCCACCAGCGCGCGCATCCTTGTGCGATCGCGCCCAATATCTTCTCGGCGAGCGGCAACACCGAAAGCCGCCACAGCGCGCGGTTGGCCTCGCGGTAATTGGCATAGGTGGCGTCGCCCGGCAGCCCGAGCAGCATCGGCGGAACGCCGAACGCCAGCGCAATCTCGCGCGCGGCCGCGGCCTTCAGCCCGACGAAGTCCATGTCGGCGGGCGTCAGGCTCATCGCCTGCCATTTAAGCCCGCCTTCAAGCAGCATTGGCCGCCCGGCATTGGTCGCGCCCTGAAACCCCGCTTCCATCTCGGCCTTGAGCCTGTCGAACTGCGCGGCAGACAGCGCCGCACCGTCGCCCGGATCATAGACCAGCGCCCCCGAGGGCCTCGCCGCATTGTCGAGCAGCGCCTTGTTCCACCGCGTCGCCGCATTGTGGATCGCCACCGCCCCAGACGCTGCACCCAGGCATCCCAGACCATAATGATCGTCGGCGGGGTGAAAGCCCTTCACATGGATCACGCTTCCCGCATCGATCCGCGTCACCCGCTCGCCCACGCGGTAGAGAAAGGCCTCGGGCCAGCCCTGTGCGTCGGCTTCGATCGAAACGCGCTCGGGTCGCAGCGCAAACAGTTCACGCGGTCGGCCCGCCGCGTCGGTCAATATCTGCACATAGGCGTTGCCGTGAAGCAGCACATGCGCCGCCACCGCCTCGAGCAGCCCCTGCCCCGCCGATCGCGCAGAAACCAACGCCAGCACCGCGTCCTCGCTCGCCGACAACGGCGCTCCGCCGACAGCTTCCGCGACCAGCCGCACCGCGCGCTGCGCCACCGGATTCCCCAGATACGCCTCGCGCACCTGCGCCTCATAGGATCGCGGCCACTCACCCACCGAAATCGCGCCCGACAATGAACGCGCCAGGGCCGGCCGAGCGCCATCGCGCCCGGCAGCCTTCCTGCCGAACCATTTCATGCAAGAACTCCCCATCTTCTCCTCTCCAGTGGGAGAGGATAGGAAGGCTTGGCGGCTACGCCGCCTAGCCGAACTTGGTGAGGGGCCACGAACG